GTGGCTCTATAGATGGCTCTTTTGTTATGACTAGTACTGACACATACATGTCTGAAGTTGTTCCTTCAGTCGTGACAGATATTAATTTGACGAAGCTTGAGTTAGTTAATGTTCCAGTTCAGTATGTAAACTATCTTGGAAATTATAAACCTCATGGGCCAACACAGTATGCTGGCAACCCTTCTGGGAAGCCTGGTGATGCTGCTGGTCAGTTTATCTGGTGCCAAGCTGGTGAAAGGATCACTTTCACTACAACTCCCACTGGTAATACAACACTTGAATTTTACGGTGATCAATGGACTCCACATGGTGTCATTAAAGGATCTGCTGCGGCAGTTTCCGTTGCAATGACTGGTGGTTTGCAGTATATCACAAACATGGATATCTTGAAACCTGGATATTATTCTTTTTGGATTTCATCAACAGCTGACACAGATTGTGTTTTATCGATTGAAGTCACCACAGTAACTGTTAGTGAATATTGGTGTCATAGGACGATTGGGTCATTTGAAGCTAACGGTCCTTCATGTGAAAATGTGAAGGTTCTTGCTTCTTCAATTTTGTATACGAACACGGCTGCTGCCGCTTACCGTTCTGGTAATTTTGTTGATGTTCAACTACCTGCTGGAAAATCTTGGCTTACAAATATCACTGCTGCTGGTTATGATAATTTTGCTAGTCAAGCTAAAGTTGACGAGAAGAGTGTAATTGAGGGTATGTATATGTATCTTAAACCAACTCAGGTTGAAGATTTTCGTGCATTGAAATACCACACCAATTATCTCGGCTTCTTTCAAGCTTCTCACTATCCTCTTAACCAAGAAGATGATTATTTAGCCATTTGGTATAATATTGAGCAAAACACTACTAACAATTCTCAAGGAGCTAATTGCGTTGCCTATTCCAATGTTGAGTATTCTTCTACAAATTCTTGGATTGGTCAGGCTTGCCCTGACATCAACCACGATTTGTATTTAGAAGCTCTTCAAATGGTTAGACACATGCCTCAAACGTTTCTAAATTCTAATCACATGAAAGAACTCTACAATCGTGTTAAAGAGTTTTTTGGAGGTGTTCTTGAAGGTGTGAAAGCATATGGTCCAGAGTTTATTAATGGTGTTGCCAAATATGGCCCCCAGGTAGTTGGGGCTGCAACAACTGTTGCTTCCCTACTATAAAAATGCCTTAATAGGCACAGACCCGCGAATCATTGTATTGATGGACGGGTTTAAAAAGAGTTATGGCTGAAAAAGCTTTTAATTCACCAAAAACAAAAGAAAACCAACCAAAACGCTCTTTTTTGGAAGTGGCCATTGAGGATGCTCGAAAGACTGCTACTCTCGAGTCTCCGAAATTTGACCGCGCTAGTCCGGTTACTGCTAAATCGGATAATGATGCGTATTTCAATAAAGACGTTGTTGTTTACCCACAAAGCTTCTTTACCTATGAATATGAAGAGAAACAACGAATTGAGGTTATCAAACAAATTGATGACATTCTCAAAACTTTCCTTTGGAACAAGAATATTAGGGATACTAATTCCTTGCAAGACCTTCTCTGGGATGCCATTGCGGCAATGCAGTTTGAAGAGTTAATCAAGCCTCATAAATTATTGTATACCCCAAATTCTAATTGTTTTTTGATCAGAGCTTATGATATTCTAGAGTTTTCTGGCAAAAAGTCTGAAACTCTAAGTTATGCTTATGATCACTTTATGCAAATCAATGATCAATTGGATAATCCTAGATTGCCTAGGGATATCGATTTGTTGTCACAGTTAGGCATTCGTGCTAGTTTACCTAGAAACATTGTGCCCCCTGGGAAGTGGTGGAATGTTCATATTGACGTTGATCGTTGGCATGATGGTTTTCATACTGTCAATAATGTCAATCGAGAATGTTTTAGGTATGACGTTACTATCACCATTGCTGAGTGGAAAGAAGGTGATTGGGATGAGAAAGTCGGAGATAGTGATGATTTCAAAAAGGTCATGCAGTTCAAGTTTTCGCATATTAAGGATAATGCCCGTTCCCTTGATTGGTGGCGTGTTTTGCATTTCTTTTATGCTTATACTTTGTTTGAGATCTTTTACCGTTTTAATAGAACATTTGCTTTAAATACTGATTCAGTTGAGACGTGGTTTAATAACCCCGTTATTCAATTGATTGGTAGGAGTTGTCTTGAACGGTATGCCCATGCCATGGCTATGCGTGGTAATTGGAAGACCCCAACCTACGTGACTTCGACCTGTGTTTTCTCTTACTTAGGTTGTTGAAGTT